AATTAAAGGCGGATTCAGCGCGTCGAACCTCATCATTAGAGATACTGTCCGCCAGCGTGCTGCCGTCAAACGGGGAATCGCGGCGAACGCCATACATGAAGGCGTCAAAATTAAACCCCTGTGCTGTTGTATCAGTCATACAGTCCCCTTCAGTACCAAGCGGCCATTCATCAGAGCTTCTTTGATGGCGTTGAACTCCCAGCAGTAGATATTTGCGTCAACATAGACCCGCAACCCTTTGGGGTAGTCGTGCTTTTTGCGTTTGATGAATGCTTCAGCGCCTTCCCTGGTAAAGTGGCTATTAACGTATTCCCATTCCCACTGATATCCTGTAACTGTGTGGTCATCCAATTCACCAATCAGGTACCACTGGTCGCTTGGGTCAGCCTTCATGAATTGTGTTTCGCACCATTCCTGAGACTTTTTATTCAGATGAACCTGAGATTCATACTCAAGGTCATCCCAATATTCTTGAATGCTGAACCATGTGCTGTCGTCGCAATAAATAAGCTTCTGGTCTGTGTAGTCAGTGTCAATACCACTAACTAAACGCTTACTCTGAACGATAAAGATGGCGTCCGCCGTGCAGTGGTCATCAACGCCTTCACCCTGGCAGTGATACTTCAGGCGCTGGACGAAATCAGCGAAAGTTTCCGGCGTCAATTTATCGCCGCTGGCGATGCTTTGTTTGGTTGTCTCAGTCATTATGCGTACTCCGCTTCTTCTTTCTGGCGCTCTTTCCGACCACGATACCAACCGCGTTTGATCCAGCGCCGTGCCTTTCTCATGGCGGTGATATCAGACCGGATAACCTCGGGAAATCCGCCGTATTTGACGGTGCGCGGGTGATGGTGGTCTTCAAATCCCTGTTCCTCACCGATTTCGATGATTTCTGAACGGTAATAAGCCAGCCATTCAGCGCGATTGCACTGCGGGCAGGGGATGTCTCCGCCGTTATCGAGGTAACCGTCAAAGCCACTGTCTGCATCCCACAGATACCCCTCACAACAAATGCTGTCAGGATAATGCGCACCAAACTCGTAACCCTGGTATCCGCAATCCCCCAGCACCTTTTCTGCTCTTCTTTTACTCATGGCTGCCCCCAGTTCAGAACATTAGCTCTTCCCAGCGGCGCATAAACAAAGCTCTGGCCTGTACTGGGTTGAGAGGTGTGATAAGAATGTCTGTCGGTTTGATACCTTCCAGAATCGGCCAGAAGTTATCAGCATCTACTTCCAGATCCCGGCGTTCGGTCGCCAGCATGATCAGGTCAGCAGTTTTGACGATGGCGCTCATCTCGCGTGGCAGTTTGTACTTCTCGCGGATCAGGGCGTCAATCTGGCGCTCTACTCGGGAATAGTCCGGCAGCATGCGTTTCAGCGGTGCGGGGATGTCCTTCATGTACGCTTCAGTGGCGTCATGCAACAGGGCTTCGCGCTGGTATTGCGGTTCAACAATCATGCTGCACAGAACAGAGTGCTGAGCCACGCTGTAGAAGTCGGCAATCTGCCCTGCAAATCGGCATTCGTGGGACAGACCCTGCGCGATGTCGGCGATATTGAAGGCGAGCACATTAGGATTTGAGAAATCCAGATGCTGGCCGGAAAAGGTGGTTAACCAGGTCATAAAATTACTCCACACATTAAGAGAGAAATATGCTGCACACTGTTTTTGGGTTGATCGAAGCCCTTGCCGGTTGTGGCAATTAATTTTCAGTAATAACGAATCACTAAATGCCCCAGTGGCTCAGGGCATTTAAGGCCGCGCTATCAGGCTTTGAACTCACCAATGAATGTTTCGACTTCAACGTCGGTGAAATTGGCTTCCAGTAGTTCGCGGAACTCGGTGGCCATCAGTTCTTCAGCTGTTTCCAACTGCACGATCCGCAGAACCAGCACTGGAGCATTGCCGCCGGTCAGCACGCTGTAGCGCAGACGGAATCGGCGTTCGCCCAGGCCTTCATATGGCACGCACTTAAATTCGAAAGCCGCAGGCATAGCTTCTTTGCTTTTTGCCTCTACACTTTCCATTACTGAGCGCTTGGCGCCGAAATCACTGTCTTCATGATCCGCAGAACTGGATGCTTCGATGGTAATTTTACGGACGCCGCCGATCGCTTTCTTGATGTCCAGCACTTCTCCGTCACCGGTGAAAGCCATCAGGAATTCTGACCAGTCTTCGAGCCACTCGGCCAGATCCTTCTGTGAGTTTTTATCGCCATTGATGTTCAGCAAAGCTTGGAATGGCGCAGTGCGTTTCAGTTTCAAAACTGCGATGTTATCTGCGTGACCTGGTGCAGCCAGCGTGCCGAGGTTAAACACGGTAACCGCCGCCATGTTGTCAGCATTGATGAAGCTGCGGACGCCTTCGCCTGCGTAATCTTTGCAGTAGCGGGAGAAATCCTGAATGCTGGCGGTTTCCATTTTGCCGCGGAAGCGGAACCGGCCATCCTGCAGGTTTTCCAGCGAATGAATGCGTACTGATTCTGGCAAGGCAACAGCAGGGCAGTCAGCTGATGACAGACGTTCTTCCAGTAAGGCGGAGAGGGACATATCCCGAACTTCTTTGATTGCTGATGCGTCTAAAACTTGAGACATAACAATTTCCTTTTATCGGATGGTTAAACGATGCTTATCGCGCGTCGCGGAGCTTGCCGTCAGGATCACCCGCGATGGTGAATAACTGGCCCTGATCTTCCTGCATGATGGTCAGCTTGCCGCCTTTGCCCACGTACATTGGGGTTTCGGTGGTGTCTTCCTCGGAGGTTTTCCCGCGAGGCGTAGGTGCTGAGAACTTCAACTTGTGAGCCAGCATCACGCGTTTTTCTTCCATCGAATTACTGATCCGGGAAACATCAATCTCGATGGTCACTTTGCCTTTACCGCCGTTATTCAGAACACCCAGAGCGGCAGTATTCAGCGCGGCGGCAATTTTGTTTTCGAAAATACCGGCGTCCAGCTCGGAGAGAAACTCCGGGACGTTGGTCATACGACTTTCAGCCATTTGCATTTCCTCAGTTTCACAATGCACTTTGTGAACCATTGATGCGGGCCGAAACCCGCACTATAAAACTCAGGACTTCTTACTAATCACCGGCCAGATAACCACCAGTAGAGCCACAACCAGAAAACCATCGGCGACGGTTGACATAATGCGGCTGGTGAAGTCCACAGCGACGACCAGAAACAAGATCAGGCCAGCACCGGCCAGACGAAGTTTGCCGATCATAAGTACTGGTCTAAAGACAGTTGCAGTGACTGAGCGATTTTCTTCAGAGTGGCTTCTTCTTCCTCTCCGATGCCGTCCTGATCGGCGATGTCCAGACACAGGCACAGGACATCAACAGCGTCAGAAGTGCCAGCTACATCAGACAGTTCACGATAAGCCTGTGCGTTTGCGCTGCGTGGTGATGCTTCGTAACGTGCGCGGATGTTGCTGCTCATCTGGGCAATTTCGCCAGCGAATGGTGAGAATGCCGGTAAAGCACTGATGGTTTTTTCCAGAACAGCAATTTCTTTCGCGTCGCAGGTGCCGTCGGCATAAGCGATGGCGTACGCGCCCCAAACAGTCGCTTCAACCGCGTCGCGGTTTTCCATTTTCTTCACTTCAGCTACAGCTTTACGGGCTTTTTTCTTAAAGATTCCAAACATGTTCATTTCCTTCTCAGTTGGTTAACTACTCACACACATAGACAAGGGCGGCCGGTAATGCACAGGGCGTGCTGGGTGGGTGCCAGCGGCCCTTGTCTATGTCTGCGAAAAAATTGGCGGTGGTCATGATCAGAACATTATCTTCGCTCCCCCTTGGGTAGGTTGAAGAGTCATGCCACCGCCGAAGCAACTACACACAGCAAACATCGATTTTCCACGTCGATCTGATAGTGCGGCGGGAGTCGAACCCGCAATCGGGTAGGGAACCCGACCATCACCAGGATGCTTTGCACAACGGGAAGAACACTGGAACAGTGGTCAGACCGAGTTGATGGTAAGTGAGTCCCTCAACCCCCAGTGTCCTTCCCGTTGTGCTGGTGAATTAATATTGCTACTTGAAGTAGAATAAATCAACTACTAAAAGTAGAAAATGGGTTTGTGAAAGCGAATTATTGTTTAATGTGTTGAAATTTAGACGAAAAAAAACCGGCAGAAGCCGGTTATTGAGATGGGGGTATTTATGCGAAGTCGTTAAATTTGAATGGCAACTGCTTGATAAGCTTGCCGAATATGTATAACTCACTCATTTCATGCGGTTCAATTTCGAATGCTGGGTATTTATCATTATCAGAAAGCACAGATAGCTTTCTTCCCTTAACCTTCTGAAGACGCTTAACAAATGTTGATTCTTCAAAATTGAAAACGTATATGCCATCGCCATTGAAATGGTCAATTCGGGTGTCAATGAACAGGAGATCACGCGGATTCAACGTTGGCATCATACTGTCACCATCTACGTTAATAAGCCTGACCCCTTCCAAAGAACTCCTACCGAATAATTCGTAAATTTTGTCTTGAGGGATTTCGATGGCAGACACTATCGCTGGAAATTCATGATTTATATATCCATTTCCAGCAGATGCGAAAACTTCTAACTGCCTTAGGGTAACCGTTGGGCTGGACCGCGTAGAGTTACCAGCAGCATCAACACCATAATCAAGGAAGGCCGGAGATACAGAAAGCTGGTCTGCAATTTTAAGCATTTTTTCATCCCTTGGCTTTGCTGTACCCAGCGTATAACGCCGCGCCATCTCATATGAGACACCACTGAATTTAGCCAGATCAGTCACTGTGATGCTCTTCTCATCGAGGAGTGCATTCAGACGCTCTGAGAATTCTTTATATTTCGCTTCTTCTACCATAGGTAGAAGATTACAACCCACTTCAAGTATAGTCATTTCTATTTTCAGTAGTTGATTTATTCTACTTTAAGTAGCATTATCCTTCTGTATCTAATCAGGAGGTCCCCATGCCCGCAAAGTACAAAAACATCACAGAGAAGGCCGTTCTTACGGTTGGTTCTCTATCCGCAGTTTCTCGGGAGTTTGAATTCAAATCTGTTCAATCGGTTGCGAACTGGATCATCAATAACCAGGTTCCAGCTGATCGGGTCATTCAGCTTTGTAGCCTTGGTAATTGGGCTGTTACTCCGCATGAACTTCGACCAGATATTTATCCGAATTCTACTGATGGTTTGCCTGAGACAGTTGCAGCTTAAACCGATCATCCAACGAACATAACTACCCGAGGAAAAGCTAAATGGTAGACCTGAAATCAGTAGTTAAAGCGATGTGCAAAGCCTATCCCGGCGGACGGTCGGCAATGGCTGGCGCTTTGGGAATGACTGAAACGCAGTTCAACAACAACCTGTATGAAAAAAACGGCTGCCGGTTCTTCGAAATCGTTGAACTGGAAGCAATGGAAGACATCAGCGGAACAAGTTGCCTGGCTGAATACTTTTCCCAGCGCCGCGGCGGTCTGTTCGTGGATATTCCACAACTGGATGAACTTGATCAGGTGGAGCTGTTCAGCAAAAGCATGCGGACGGCGGCGCACCGTGGCCACGTCGACATGATTATTCAGGCAGCTCTGGAAGATGGCGTGATTGATGAAGCTGAGGCCGCAGAGATTATGAAGTATCACCACCGTCATTTATCGGCGCGTGATGCAGAGGTTCGGGCTGTGCTGGCGCTGTTTGGGAAAAAGAAGAAGTCTGGAAAGGTTGACGCCCCAAGTGTGCAGCTTGAGGCGTCGGGCGCATTAAAAACGTGTGTGGAGTAATTAACGCATGAACAGTTTACTCGTAAAAGCTGGCGTTCCGCAAATGCGCGGTAAAGCTACTGGCGGTACCGCTGGCTCTTTCTTGTATGAAGTGATGATAGGAAACCGCTGGATGCCGTGCAACTACCAGTTCGCGGCG